TCTTCTTTTAACAACGGCTTTGGTTTTGCTAATTTACTAGCCCTAGCCGCCTTAGCCCCTGCCGCTGGTATCGCTAATGGTGGTACAACAGCCGCACCAGCATACAACGCATCGCCTAAACCACCTAATAGCTGATAACCCACATCACCAAATCTGCCCTCTCTCAGCAAATCCATTGTGGAAGGCAAGTATCCCTCGCCCTCTGGGTCAGCCATTAATCCCATCATTTCAGTAACGCCTGATGCTGGCAACATCATCGCGCCATACTTAGGGCTACTAAGTAACCCAGAATATGCACCCTGCCTTCTCTGAGCTTGCCCCTCTGGGGATAGCTCATCAAAGTAAGGTCTTGACCGCATTTGTAGCAAGCCTTCCATTAAGCAGAACTCCTCTTCTTCCCAGATGCAGTTACAGACCAGTTCACTCTCTTCCTGCCTGTTTTCTTGCTGGCTTCCTTCTTAGAAATACGAGAGGCTACCTTGGCTGGTCTGCAAGCAGGGTATTTACGCTTATCACCCTTGGTGCGTCCACACGGCTTGCCAGTTTTGACATCACGCCAATCCTCGTCAAACCACTTACCTAAGCCCTCTTTTTTAGCCATTATGTAACCCTGTTATCCTTGCCAGTCCAAGTGCCACCCATAGCCTTATATCGCTTAGAAGCATAAGCATTAGCGTAAGCACTCGGATATACCTTAAACTTGCGCTTTGCTTCAGCCTTTGCTTTCGCCCATAGGCTTGGATTTTTAGGCTTTGGACTGCTAGACTTACCCTTAGACATTAGCAGTATTTACCTGTCTTTGTGCGGTCTTTAGACTTCTTGCCTTTTTTCTTCATTCCATATACCATTACGCTCTCGCTTTCTTCTGTGCTGTTTTTGAAAGTTCGTTAAAATGAAATAATTTTTTTGAGTTTTTTGTGTGTTTAGCACCTGAGTGAAGCTCACCGTTCATTTTGTGTGTTCCACCAGAGTGCTTGCTTCCATCTCTAAAATAATGAGGCATACCCTTTGCCATTCTCTAGCTCCTCTAATAATCATATATTCTGTTGGGGTTAAAATAATATTCTTGGGGATTATAATAATTTCTACCATCATAAAAACCCATGGGGGTTCTACTAGATAGCGGATTTTGCATAATTTCCCGACTAACCGTAGAATCTTTTAGCATCTGCATACGCAAACGCCTCATCTCCAATTCTTCTGGGCTAATCATAAAATCTTCCGTGTATGGCTCATACACTTCCTCATCTCTAAATAGATAAGGTTGTCTATCGTCAAGCAGTAGCCCCTTGTAAATCATCTGAGGGTATTCATCCTCTAAATATTCCTGCTCTGGAAGTAAAAGTCCAAACATATTACCACTTTACCTTATCTGCCCAAAAAGCCGCAGACATTTTGCCCTTAGCAATATTTTTACCGTGCCTTGCCTTAAATGAAGCACGTTTCTTTTTCATTCTGTCACTTTCGCCTTCTTTTGGCTTTCCAGCAGTGCTTGCACCTTGCTGTCCAAAGCGAATGGTTTTTACCTCATCACCTGATTTCGCTACAACAACATGGCTCTTAGTAGGATGATTAGGCGTTCTCTTGGGCTTATTATAACCGCTTACGCCAACTCGCTCAAGTCGGGGGTCTTTACTCATCGAACTCCACCTCAATCATTTTGGAAGTCTGTATAAGCTCTGCAACAGTGCTTTCATTCATACCAGACCTTATACCACAAACATAAGTCAAATGTAACATAGCATCCATCATATGACCCCAATCCACATCCTCGGAACTGTTAACAATCCCCTGAGCGTGAACGTCCAGCATAGTGCCAACAGCATCTACCAACTTCTGATGCTCATACCAACCCTGCTCAAATTCATCCATCTCCCCTAGTTCTTCCCTAGTAGGAAACTGAATAACATTATCATTGGTCATACAATCCATCCTCTGTTTGTGTTTAACTTCCTACTGGAATTATAACTCCTCGAATACCCACCAGCAATCGCGCCAGCCTCAGCAAATGTTAGCACAAAAGCATCCGCTACGTCAGGGCTTCTCTGCCCCCTCTTCTTCATCTCGTCCTTGCCCTCAACCTTCAATTTACCGCTAGATAGATACTTATACCGTATCCCACTAAGCTCCTGCATCAAAGTGCTATCGTCAGGCATTTTAACATCCCTTCCCTCAAACCACTCCCTCGCGTTCCAGAATAACTCGTCCCTTAGACGATTAAACCTATCCTTCAAACTGGGCGATTCACTCACAGAAATAGCTATAGCTGGCATATCTAACTCCCTCAATCTATCAGCTAGCCCAGCCCCAATGCCAATAGCATCAATATATATCGCAGTAGGTCTAAGCATATACGGACAAGCCTCATACTCAGCCATAACAATACCAGCCATTTCCATCAAATCGCGCCCCTGATACGTCTTTATAGGCTCTAGCAACACATTACCCTGCCTCTTAGCTATCGCGCTCCTATCACCGCCAAAACGCGCTACATCAACACCCCAAACAGTTGGCGTGGTAGGCGAAGCCTCAATATCCCTCTTCACAGCCTCTTCTATGAGGTAAAGGGGCAATAACACATCATCAGACTGCGTGGGGAACTGCCCCAACACCCTAACCCGATAAACATTGCTCTCAATGCCATACTTCTCAGCCATGTTCTCCAGAAACTGCTCAGATACACTCGGACTGTCCAGACAACTCACAGTCATCGTAAACCACCTATGCCTCTGGCTATGATGGCTCTCATAGAAGAACCCCTCAGACCTAGTGGGGTTTCCACACATCACAGTCTTAGCCCCTTCCGTAGACATAGCACCCTCTCCAACTTGGAAAACAATATCAGGAATACCGCTAGCCTCTTCGCAAATAAACAGCATATTCTCGCTGTGAAAGCCCTGCAAAGCCTCTGGGTTCTCTCTCCTGCTTGTCCTAGCCACCGCAAAACTATCCGTAGCACCCTTCAAGCTAATCTTATCGCTCTTGAACTCCAGAAGCTCCTTGAACCCCTCTGGTAAGCCCCTAGCCCACTTGTCAATCTCAGTCCATAAAACATCCGATAACTGATGAGCCGTGTTCGCAGTAATAGCCGCCTTACACGGATAATGAGTACACAGCCACCATAACGCCAACCATGAGAGAAAAGCCGTCTTGCCAACCCCATGCCCCGAAGCAATGCTAACGCGGTCATTAGATGCAATAGCCCTGAGAGCTTCCTTCTGCCACTCATACGGCTTCGCTCCGATAATCTGCTCCACAAACAGAACAGGGTCATCGTGAAGGGCTATAAGCAAATCTGTATTTTGGGATTTTTTTGGCTGGGGTGTCATGTGTGCCTCAGATTAAAGGGGGGTGGGTGTGATGGTATATTTTTTTATTGGCGGGGTCGCGTGTGAAAAAGGGGGGGGTATTTTCAACTTTTACGATATTTTGTCGCATAATGTTCATTATGGAAGATATATACAGCATACCCATCAGTCTAAGTCCTTGTTTTTATTAGATAACCTATGAGTGCATATACTATTGGTTGTAAAACCCTCGGAATCGGGCTTCAAAATCGGTGTGGAATCTTCGTGCGCGTGTGTGAAACGGTTAAGAGATTTTCTCACAAAATCTTCCATCGGCTTCTCACCCAACCACTCACTCCACAGCCTATCCCACTCGCTATACTTCATTCACTTTTCCCTCGATAGTCCTAGCTTCCAGACGCTTTCGCTCTTCCACCGCTTCCTGTACCTTCTTCAACTCATCTATAAAGCTGGCTTTATGTTCCACCTCGATGCGCTGTGTCTGCTCACCATACAACCTCGGAAAGAACTTAGCCATGCGCCACTTGGCGGTATCTATCTCCAACCGAGCAGATTGCCAATCCGTTTTCTTATCCTTCATATCTTGGATAACCCCATCGATATGGTCATCGATAGCTGTAGCTCTGCTTTCCTGCGCCAAGAAATACTTGCTCCTGACAACCTCATCCTTATTCATCAGATTGTAGAAAGCCTCATAGCTTGGCATATCATCATCCCTGCCAATGCTTCTGGCACTTCTTCCATCGATAGCTATTCGCCTCAAATATTCATCTACAAGTGCTGGCGTAAACTTCATACCCTTATATATCCTTACTGTTCTGTTCGTTCAACTGCTGAGTTAAATCAGCCATAATATCTGGTCTATGCTTCCTGTAATGCTCCTGCATAAACTCTGACAATCCCTTCCACTCTTCCAGCGATAGCATCTTCCTACTACTCACCACCTTGCTCTTATCACCCCACTGCTCGCCCTTAGAAGCTCTCTGAGGCTTCTTAGCTTCGCTTCTGCACCATTGTTGCCAAAAAGCCTTACAAGACACATATGCGGCTTTATTCCCGTTCTTCTCATTCCACAATCGGATATCCTCAAATATCTCTGACCAATCCAATCCCTTATCGCTAGCATATTGCTTATCAGCATCATCCAAAACATAATCAACCAAAAGCATTTTATTAGACTTATTTTTTTTGGGTAAATTAGTATTATCTTTATTTAGTATATATCTTTCTTTAGTAAGTGTCGGATTTTCCGGATACGGTTTTTCCGTATACGGTTTTTCAGGACACGGTGAATCTGAGACTGTGTAACGAGTTTCAGAGAATTTACCCCCGACCTTTATCTGCTCCTTCGATATATAACCATACTGCTCCAACTGAGCCAAAATCCGATACACCTTATCCCTGCCATAATCGAACCGCTTGCGTAAATCTGTGACCCTGACAATCCAATCATTAGGCTTGCTCAACAGGTACACAATCAACCCCAGATGTTCAGCCGCTAGCCGTCCATCATTAATCAACTCATTGGGAAGCGTTGAGAACTTCTCCTTTAGTTCGCTCTTGATAATTAAACTATCGCTCATTTATCAATCTCCCAAGCCTCTTTTTGTGATAACTAAGCATAGAAGGCACTGGCTCTACCTTCTGCTTCACGCCATACCTCTGTATCTGCCTACCGACCCTAATCTCATAATCCCTAAAATTGATTACCCTATCTCTTAAAAGCCTAAGCTCTTCCTTAAATTCATCTATTGTCATACCCACTCAATCCTTCTCTCTCATAGAAACTTATTCTGTGTATATTTCAGCCAAAATTGCTCTATTGGTTGCAACTTATCAGCGTCCATAACCAGCCTCTCACCATAGCCAAAATCTTTTTTGTAACTCTCCTCAATAAACCTGTTCTTTGAACACCAGCCAAGTATTTCCATCACATCCATATTGCTAGTAGCCGTAACCAACACAGCCACCTGAGATTTAAACTTACTAACCGAATCAAATATGAGCTTACTGGTATTCCTAGCTGTGTACTTCACATCTATCGTTACGTCACCCAGCCATAAATCAACACCGCCATCAGTCGCAAAATTGAGCCTCGGTGGTTCTGTATCCAGCACCCTGCAAACAGCGAACTCAGCCATAAACCCAAATATATTAGCTTCCAATCTGGATTGGTTCTTGTTCTCTAATCTCGGTGATATTGACATCCTCTCCAGCATAAAAACAGTGTCCCTAGCCATTAGCTCGGCTTCCAGCATATCTCTTTTAGATAATCTTACTTTCATATACTCTCTGCCTCTAAGCAAATGCCAGCTACACTCGGCTCTAATCCGTCCTGCTGAAATAAAATCCTGACAGTCTCTACCTCAAAAAGTAAAGATATCTCGCAAATTTGCCTATTGTTATATCGCTGTAAACTCTCTGCGTAAGTGCAATCATTAACACCAAAGCAAACCATCAAAGCGATATAAAACATTACAATCTCCCAGCCATCATATCTAAGAAGTCCTCTAAATCTAGCACGGCTAAAGCCCTGTTCCTATCCTCAGCTACGACCAACACATCAGCCCCTAAAAGATTATCATACAGAAACTTGAACCCTGACTTCCGCTTCTTAGCCTCAATCACCCAAGTTTCCCTGCCCTTCTTGATATGCACATCACCCTTGAAGCCAGCCGCAGAACCACTCAGAGGCACTCGATTAGCTTCAAGCTCACGCTGTCGAGCCTTATCAACAATCTCACGCTCAAACCTACTGCCCTTTTCCTTACTCCGATTTGGCATTATCAAACTCCCTGACCCAATCAATTAGATTGACCTGACCGCCACTCCATTTATAGATGTTAATCATCATTTGACCAGACGGTAGCGACTTCCGATATATATATTGATGGATAGCAACCTGAGTTACATCGAGTTGCCTTGATGCTTCTGCTTGGCTAATCCCCTTCTTTACAAGGTATTCTGCCAGTTTCATAATTTCTCCAATAACTCTAAATTAATTCTATAATTAAGTAGATATTATTTTTTTGTTGCAAAGTCAAACGCTATCGATTAATTATGGTTTATAACTTTTGGAGAGTAAAAATGAGAAGTATAGCAACTGAATTTAAAAGATTAGGTGTAGACCACCCAGATAAAGGGTTTGTTTCAGTATGGACAAGGCAATTATCAAATGATGAAAAGTCTCGATTGCGTTCTGAGTTTCGTGAAAATTTAATGTATAGCCAAATGAAATGCTGTCAAATAACAGGTTCGAGAATAGCTTTAGTAGCTAGTCACATAAAGCCGTTTGACCACTGTGCTGATGAAGTTGAAGCGGTCACTTATCTAAACGGTTTATTGCTGAGAAGAGATATAGATTATCTTTTTGACAAAGGCTACATATCGTTTGATAGCAAAAGAAGGCTTATGATTTCTAGTAAAATCAAAGAAGCTCTTGGATATAAATGGGCTGAACAGATGGATATTGCTCTAGGGAAAGGCGCGATGAAATCTTGGGCAGTCGGTGGTGAGAAAAGCAAGATTAAGCCTCTCATACTTCCAATAAACGACAGGTTTTCTGGCAATACCCCAACAAATTTACTTAAAAGGCACTTAAAAAACCAAACAAAAGCAAATGAAAAAAGAGAAGAATATATGGATTATCATAGACGGCATATATTCAAGTCACCAGAAATTCAAAACAATTAGAGTGAAATATGAGCCAAGCATTAACAAACTTTGCAGAGTTGGGGCTAGACCATTTTAGCCCCTCTCAGCTTAATAAGCCTCTAGCTGTATGGATGTTTCAGTATGTGGCTTTAACCAAAGAGGATAGGCGGCAAATCAAAGTCGGCTATCCTGCTATTTATGGCACGGCAGTTCACAACGGCACTCAGCACTATCTCTGTGATGGGCTGGTGCTAGAGGATGCTGTTGAAATGGCTCTGACAAGCTACGACTTACAGCAAGTCAAAGACACTGACGAGGAGCGCAACACAGCCTACAGAGATAAGATACAGCTAGCAATCGAGCAAGGTATCGAAGTTCTTGGTGATACTTTCGATAACGCAGAATCAGAGAGGCACGTTAGCTTAGAGTTGCCAGATGTAGTTCTTCCAATAATCGGATATGTAGATTTTATAAAAGATAATGTGCTGTGTGAGTTTAAGACCAAGATAGGCAGAATGAACCAGCCCAAAAAGGACGGTACAAGGTCACTAGGCAAGGCTCAGATTCCAGATGAGCCTCAGCAAGCTCACGTTGAACAGGTAGCTGTCTATAGCAAGGCTACTGGTGCTATCCCATCCATAGCTTACGTAAGCCATGACAGGGCAGTGAGGTTTGACCCATTCAACTGTCAGGCACTTCGGGCTGATAACATCGATAAAGCGATTGAGCGAGTGCGTCAGAAGGCTCTAAAGCGTCAGAACCTAATAGCGTACTCCAATGACCCAATGGTGCTTGGCGGTATCTTAGAAGCCGATTTTAGCCACCCATTCTACTGGGATGACCCAGACAACATCGAATATGCAAAGGAGATATTCAAGGTATGAGTAAACTATTCGCAACCATGTCACAGATTGACATATCCAAAATGACTGAGCGTAAAAACGGCTTTACTTATTTAAGCTGGGCGCACGCTTACAGATTATTGAGGCAATACTGCCCAGAAGCTGAAATAGTAAAATCAGTATTTGCTATGCCTGACGGCAGACGGCTACCGTATATGGTGGATGAAGCTGGTTATGCTTATGTGCAAGTAACCGTGATTATCGAGGACTACACTTGCGTTGAAGTCATGCCTGTCTTGAACCACGCTAACCGCCCAGTGCAGAACCCCGATAGCTTTGCTGTAAATGCCAGCCTACAGAGATGTATGGCTAAGGCTATCTCAATGGCAACAGGATTGGGTATCCATTTATATGCTGGCGAGGATATGCCTCAGCAAACAAGTGGGTTGGCTACAGAAGCACCTTTGGCACCTCAGCCAGTAAAGAAATTAGATACGAGTACGCTTGTGTCTCTTGATGCACAGCTAGAAAACTGTGTGGATATAGAAGCCTTGAAGGAGTTGTATAACTCCAGATTGGATTGGACTAAAGAACAAACAGGATTATTCTCAGCCAGAAAAAAGGAGCTAATGTAAATGGCATATGATAATGAAATGACTGGGGCTATGTTCCCAAATGATAAAGGCGATAATCCAAAACGCCCAGACCATCGAGGTGATATAACAATCGGTGGCGTAAAGTATTCGCTATCCGCTTGGAACACCACCGCTAAGAATACTGGGAAGCCTTATATTTCAATTAAGGTATCTGAGTACGTTGAGCGTCAGCCTCAACAGCAACCAGCACAGCAATCGCTCGTTGATGAAATACCGTTCTAAAAAAGAGCAAAAACTAGCCGCTACCCCAGTTTCAAGATTAGACACTTGTAGCTGGTGTGGCGGTACTTTTAACTGGCAAACAGAGGGAACAGTAAATGCAAATGGGGATATCTTCTGCACAGATAAGTGCTTTGATGCCAAAAGGCACAACAAACCAGCAAGTTTTGAAGAACTTTAAACTTATATTAAGGGCTGTATCGAAAGCATCTGACATTTTTGAAGAGCAGATTTTAGGCGATAATCGTCAGCATGAAATTTCGAGAGCAAGGCGTGTGCTAGCTTATTTAGCGGTGACTAACCTTAAAGTTTCTAATAGGAAAATTTCAATACTTATGGATTTAGATAATAGTAGTGTTTTGTATATGGTGAGAAAGGTAGCGCAAGATTTAAAAAAATGTGATATTTTGACTGTAGATTTATTGAATAAATCGATTGCAGAATATAAAAATATTAATGTTAAGAATTTCACCATGAGCCGAAGTAAGCATTATAAATCAATGGTTTTGTTAGGAATGTACGATGATGGTATGTTGATTACCATCGATGGCGAAAGTATATTTAAAGAAATGAACAGCCAGCAGATGATAGGGCTAGCCATAGAGCTTCTCGAAAGGGCGCAAATTAGTGCGAATTTACCGCAGAAAGAATCGGATTTCCAATAACAACAAGTGCGTCAGGTTCTTGTTTGATGAATTGCATAGACAACGCTGTACTGAAATAGATTTCAGTGAGCGCACTGGCATATATAGAGGTACGCTTAGAAATTGGAGAACTTGCTCAAACCCCAGAGTAAATGATTTGGATTTTGCTTTGAACGTGCTTGGCTACGAAATTGTAGTGCGCCCCATAAAACATGAATAGATTTCTAGCTGAAAGATTGAGCCATTCAAGTTACGGACTTGTAGGCGAGTGCATCGCTATGGCGGCAATACTACAGAGAGGCTGGGGTTGTGCAATGGCACAGCAGGATTCTGTGGACTTGGTATGCTGGAATATTGAAAACGGTGATAGCTATTTAGTGCAAGTAAGAAGCTGTCAGGAATCAAGACAGCATAAGAACCGCCTATATTTTCAGATGGGTTTGGGCGGCAAAAAAGATGTTGATGGCATTAAAAGAAAACGGATGCCAACCAGAAATGATTTTGATATATTAGCCCTTGTTGCCACCGAACAGCGCACCTGTTTTTTTATGCCTGTGGTTGGTATCAATCAGATAAAAATAACCAAGCAACCCAGCTTCTTTGATAACCCAGAAATCGAATCAGAAAGCTGGCGAAAAACCATAGAGGTACTAAATGACTATCCCAAATCGTAGACCATGTATAACCACTGATATCGGCTCAAACCTAGCCGTAACGGTTTCCTTCCACCCTCAGACTAATGAAGCTGTGGAAGTCTTTATGACCAAGCGTGGCAATAAGGCTGGCGAATCAGAGCTTGACGATGCCATGTATAAATTAGGCGTTACTGCCTCAAAACTAATGCAAGGAGAGGGTTTAGATGAACTTGGATAAACTACAAGCCGAAATCACGGCTGATGAGGGCAGGGTAGATGAGATATACTTATGCTCTGAGGGGCATCCAACATTCGGCATAGGTCATCTCATTGTGCAGTCAGACCCCGAATATAAATCATTATGCTTAGATAGCTTTGTTGGCATTAAAGTGTCTGAGACAAGGGTGAGAGAGGCGTTTGAGGCTGATATATCTGTAGTTCTAAAAGACTGTGAGATACTATACCCAGACTTCTACGAGCTACCAGAGGAAGCCCAACACATTATAGCCAATATGTGCTTTCAGCTTGGCAGACCTCGGCTCTCTAAATTCAAGATGATGAAGGCGGCTGTTGATGCCAGAGACTTCAAAGAGGCGGCTAAACAGATGCTAAATTCACGATGGGCTAAACAGACACCTAACAGGGCTAAGAGGCTGGCTAATAGGATGAAAAACTTGGCTATGGAGCAAACAAATGGCACAGAAAAAGTTTGAAGAAGAAACTGTTTATTATGAGTATGACCTCGATGGCGATGGGATTATCTCTGATGAGGAACTGGAACACGCCAAAGACATAAAGTCAGCCGAAGCTGAATACCGCAAAATGAAGGCGCAGAGAAGAATGGCTACGGCTGTTCTGATATTTATGGCTCTTTACACTACCGCCATGTTTCTGCCGATAATCCCAGACGCTAGGATTAAACTGCTAACAGACCTATCTAACCTACTCTATATAACTGGTGGCGGTATTGTGGGGGCTTATATGGGCGTTTCTGCTTGGATGAGCAAGAAGTGATGCCAGAATGGTGGGAAGCACTCCTGTTGGGGCTTATAGGGCTTAATACAGGCATTAATGTATATCGCTGGCGAGAAGATGTAATAAGGAGAAGAAATGATACAGGCTCTAATTGCTCCTGCAACTAAGTTGCTGGATAAATTCATTGAAGATAAAGACCAGAAGAACCAGCTAGCACATGAGCTAGCTACAATGGCTGATAATCACGCTCAGGAGCTTGCTCTACAGCAAATAGAAGTGCTGAAGGCTGATGCTAAGGGAAATTGGTTTCAAGCCTCTTGGAGACCCCTTATAGGCTGGATATGCGGCTTATCTCTGGGTATCAACTACATGGTTAGCCCGATATGCGCTGGCTTTGGAATTGTGATTCCTCAAGCGGATATGAGTGTAATGATGCCGCTATTATTCGGGATGCTGGGTCTAGCTGGTATGAGAAGCTACGACAAGGGTAAGAAAACAGATACAAAATGAAAAGCCCCCAGCGGCTAGGGAGGAAACGCTGAGGGCTTAACAGGAGAGTGTTGATTCTTTATGAGGCTTCACGCTCCTTTTGTAAAGGGCTTTGTAGCCTACTTCTATATAATTTATCGTAGGCACTGAGAAGGTCTTTTCTAGCCCCCTCGCTCACCACATCTTTATATTGCAGATACACGTTGATAGCATCTGTGACCTCAACGATTTCCTTTGCTGTTAGCTTATCCATTAATCTCTCTCCACATCGCAATCTGTGCTAACCATATATAGCTCTGGGTTAGCTCCCACTTGAACGCTAGCCAACTCAGCCGCGCTATCATCACTGAAAGCTGATACGTTTACCTTGTACGTCTGATAAATCGTAACCGTGTAGCTTTCTTCTCGTCTTTCTAGCATTCATCTCTCCTTGCTAAAATTGTAATCAAATATATTTTCTGGCAATACCTTCACCTTGAATAGTTTGTTATCAGGGTATCTTTGCTTGACGTAATAAAATCTATCGAAGGCTAGCCGCTTACACAGATATCTGTATTGCTTCACATCATCTGTCTCATACAAATCACCATAGTTCGTAGTACGCATAGCGTAATCCATTGTGCTTGTATCTTTGAACATAATGGGTATTCCGTTTCTAACTACCATCAGCCTCTCCTATAAAATAAAAACAAACATCATTACCAAGTAAACAGTTACAAACAGCATAGCTGTAACGATAAACTCAGCGAAAATCTCATACCATTTCATGTGCTTCTCCCTTCGGGGCGGCTTATGCCGCGCCCTTTGTAATTGAATTAACTTTGATTAATGTGCGTTGATGAAGGCATTGAATGTCGTAACCGCCAGCCCAAATTGTGTGGATAGATACCAAACAATCACCAATTATAAATGTTCCTTCGTATCCATCGCCAACGTGTTTGATTTCAAAATCATTGATTTCAAAAATACCTTTTTTCTGTAAAGCTGTAATGATGCGGTCATTTCTTTTTTGAATCATGTTTGCAATATTTGTTTCAATCTTTGCAGAGACCATTTGTTTGGTTGAGCCATAAAAAACTTTATACCAAGTATTACCACCAGAAATTTCTATTGCACCTTCACAAAAACCACCCATTGTTTTGTGGTCATAATTTTTCTGATATTCACTAAGCGCATCCATTCTGCCCATTGCCCATTCCATTTGTCTCTCAAGCATAAGTTGGTCAATTTCTGAAAATGCCTTTGTAAGTTTGTTAATCATTTCACTCTCCATAATTGTGTAGGAACATCCCTACTCTATTAAAGTACACTTAATACAATAGACAGTCAAGCACTAAATGTTAAATTATATTTAATTAATTTTGGGAGTAATAAATGAGAGCTACTACGCCAGCTAGAACAACCAGCCCTAAGATGATAAGCACCGTAACCAGTATGCCTACCACAATATCGTGGACACGCTTCTTGCGCTTCTTCTCTTCTTCCTGCCGCCTCTTACGCTGGTCAGCTTGGAAACGCAACCAATCATCCCACAAATGCCAGCGTCCGTACAGCATCATAAATTCTTTTAGCTCTTGTTCGTTTTGCTTAATCTTCTCTAACGCCATGAACTCTTCAAGGTCATGGTCAGCACTACCGCCAAACAAGCTATTTCTTTTTTTGTGGAGTTTCTTTTCTAAGTCAGCCTTGCCATTAACAAAATTGGCAACCGCCTCACCGCAATCAGCAATAGATTTGCCGTTGGCACAGGCTTGCTTGATAATACCGAAAGCCGCATTACAAGCCGCCAGTTCTGCTAACATTGCTACCTCGTCATGCTGTCTAGCTTTGCCTCGATTCGGTCAAGTGCTGAGTAAATCCTGTCCATCTCAGACTTGCTATCAATCTTGCTGACATATTCCTCTCTGGTTTTGTTCAGAAGAATTTGTATACGTTTTATCTCTTGCGACTGAGAGTGCAGAAACCATGAGCCGCCAGCCAGAACAATACCAATTAGAATATCAAATAAACTAGCCATGTCCATTTTTATAACTCTATTGCTATAATGTTTGCATTTTCTGGTACGATATCTGACATTAATTTGTAATTTATCTGGCTAGTTGTGCTTGGCTCATCCAGCCAAAATGTTGAAAAAGAACCATTTGCACTAGTATTAACTCCATCGCCCCTGATTTCACCAAACCTATTTCGTCTCATCGAACCTGTCAAAACTGTGCTATCACGTTGAATTTCTATTTCAGCGGCTGTGTTTGAACTAGCATCCCATAGTGAAGCCATAATTAATATCTTAGCAGATGTGCTTGTAGGAGTAATATTTACAGATGTTCTTTCAGTCAAACCAGAGCCAACAACAGTTCCTGTTGTACCTTGAAAGGCTTGATTTGTTACGCTACCAAAGCTGAAAGAACCATCTCCGTCAGATAATAAAGCCTGACCAGATGTTCCGTTACCTACAACATTAATCTCTGTAGCACCAATAGAATCAGCGGCTACTGATGTTAAAAATGTTCCAAAAGATAACGCACCAGACCCATCGGTTTTTAATGCTTGACCATCTGTGCCATCGCCATTAGGAAGGGTAAACGTAGTGGTTGTAGTAACCGTTGCTGGGGCTTGGAGCTTGATAGAGGCACTTGCGTCATCATCTTGTAGGTTTAGAACATCAATCCCAGTAGTGCCGTTTGCAAAGTCCTTTAAATGGCTCATCTGCTCTCTGAAAGCATTATTAATGTCAGAGACTTGCATACCACCTTCAGCCAACGACACACCGCCAATATCTGTGTTTGAGGCGGCAGTTGCGCTATAGTCGGTTAATTTATCCTTTGCCATTTCTTAATCCTCAATCTGTTAATAGGTATTGGCTACCTTCGGGTCTTACTGTTATTCGGAGTGGCATATCGCTAGCTTGAGCAGATGGTATCATATCGCTTTGAGCTAATAAACCAGCTACAGCAGGAGAGCGCATAGTAGCCCCACCATAAGGTATAGCAATATTACGCATAGCTTGTTGCCCTAAAGGAGTGTAAATACTAGATAATCCTGCACCTAACAACGCTCCTTCTAACGGCATCCCAAAACCTGTCCCACCAGCTAAACCTAATGCCATATTAGCCGCAACATTTCTGGTTGCTGTACCGCTATCAGGAAGGTCTTTACCTAATATTTGCCTACCTGTTCTGGCGATAGGTTGCATGGCTAACTCACCTCTAGCCATTCTAGTTGCTTGCCTTTTCCCCTCTTGAGTAACGGCAGTACCTAGTTGCGCTGGGCTAAATACGCCTTCAGTTGCTTCTGCTTTTGTAACGGCTCGCCTTACTGGGACAATTTTGCTATATGCCTCATCTGCTTGTGCTAACTTTTGAGCCACTACTGGCTTTTGTTTGGCAAGCTCAGAGGTTATATCAAAAACTACACCGTTCAACGCAGAGCCTAAATCTTGAACATAATATTCACTAGACGTAGAGGCTTTATACGCTTCATCTCTCAAAGCACTTTGCGCCTGTTTGAATTTTTCTCCTGTTAATTTACCATTTTCAATTCTTGGCATTAACTGTTTATCAATTAAATTTTTTAATTTTTTTAGCTCTGGGGGATTTAATTCTGAGCCATATTTAGCAACCAATTCGTCCGTAGTTTTAGTAAATGTAACTCCAACACCACCCAATGCTTCTTTATAAGAATCTCCAATAGCATCTATAGCTCTTTTAAACGCTTCACTGCCAGTAACGGTAAGAGGTATTTGCTTACCTATTGGCTTTAATGCTTCGTTCATAACAACAGGGTTGAATGTTTCTACAGCTTTTTGCTGTGCAGATTTAACTACACCACCAGCAATCGGTATGCCCGATAAAGCCTCTTCAAAAGTTTTGTAACCACCACCCAGAGCCTGACCTATAGTTACTGGCACACCCTTGCCCATAAGTTGTTTTGCTCTGTCGCTAATTGCAGGAGATACTCTCTGCAAACCAGCACCTAATACACCACCAGCTACTGCCTCTGGTAATCTCTCAGGTAAAGAACCCTCAGCCGCACCAGCACCATAACCAGCACCCATTATGCCAGCTTTTAGAACAGGGCTTGCTAGTCTTGCGGCTGTTAAAACCGCACCACCAACAGAGGCAGAAGGTATTGAGGCGGCTATTTCTGTGCCGTAAGCAATAAATGGGCTATCTTCTCTAAACTGCTGTAAGTTATCTCTAATAGCCTTAATTGTTTTGTCTTTATCACCACCAAAAAATTGCGCCCCAAAACCAGCTAACTCATCGGCAGTGCCAAATGTAAGACCTTGTGAAATGGCATTAGCAAAACCAGTCAGAAAAGATATTGTCTCATCTTTAGTGGGCAAAACAGTGCCTCTATCGTTATCTTCTTCAACACTATCAGGAGAACCTGTTAAAAATTTAATGCTCATTTTACAATACCTAATCTACCATTTAAGCTAATATAAGAACCCTTCGGTAAATCATCAGCCTCTGACTTGTCCTTAATTTCGTGAGGATTAATAATAGAACCTAATTTTGGAAGTTTTGATATAACAACTTGTGAAGGTGTTAATCCGTAAGAATTTGTTAAATTAATAAAATTTTGCTCTTTTTCCTCTTGCATATTTAACTGCCCCTCAAAAAGACTTTTAGAAACATTTACAAAATTTTCTCTTTGCGGTTGAGTTAATCGTGTACCTGTTAAGGCTCTATTATAAATAGTTCTTAACTTACCTGATACGCCAGCAGTATTTTCGGCTGTAGCAAATTCACCCTCTCGAACAACGGAATTAGGGTCTAAAACTTTCATATAACCAAAAACCAATGCAACATCACTAGCACCAGTTGGGTTAGGGTCTAATCCAGCAGTCAAGACTTTTTCTAAACCAATTCTAGCCTCAATAAAATCTTTTGATTGTGAATCAAATTCTTTTCTTAAATCTTTTTCATTCCCAAACTCTGCAATTTTTCTTGCCCTCATAGCCTCTTGCATTTGTTTATTTATTTTTAATTCTTCCATAAACAGGTTTAGTTGGTCTTGTTGTTTTTTATATTCAAACTCTCTCTCTGCTTTTTCTCTCTCATATGCCATTTGTTCAGCTTGTTGCTCAAGAGCCTTGCCACCCATGTAACCCTCTCTAGCCGCCCCCAGAGCCTCTCCAAATATCTGTCCAGTAGTTCTAGGCACAGGTGAGTACCCAGACTGCTGTAGCAAGCTCTGAGCCGCACTATCAAGTGCCATACCCATAGGGCTGGTAGGTGATGCACCTAAGCCAGAACGAATCTTGGCTAGCATTGATGATTGCGGTGTTTGAGGTGGTGTTGGCTGTTCTTGACGTTGCCTTAGCCCTTGGATGCCGCCTAAGCCCATTGGTACTGTGGGAGCTGTCTGTTTTGCATAAGGCACTCGAAATGGTATACCACCATAGGTTTCAGTCCCAGCTTCAGCCATTCTTTCCCCTTGGCTAGTTGCTGTAATACCAACTCTAGGCTCTACATAAGACCTAGCACTTGGGTCTACGCCAGAATTTGCGCCTAATAATCTCTCACCCAATATTTGCCTTCTCTGTTGGGCGTAAGGATTTAAGCCTATATTTAAAGGTAATCTTGCCATTAAGCCATTCCCCCTAACAACCCACCGCCAAGGGCGTAAGGCAATACGCTAGCCATACCAGAGCCTTCTCCCTGTGCCATTGATGCCAATCTACCAGCACCCAGCGCACCACCCAAGAAACCAGCCGCAGGACTAGCATACATCGGGGTAGCTTGCTGTTGACCTAATGCGCCAGAACCACCCTGCACCAAGGTCATATAGTCAGCTAACTTCTGTAGCGGTAAGTTTTGCCCATAAGTAAAGCGTTCTATATCTGCCGCTAGTTCTGCCTGTTCCTGAGCCTCTCTAGCCGCACCTACACCAGCTAACATCTGCGCTGGGGCTAAACCAAACTGGTAAGCACTAGGAGCTTGCGCTATCGCCTGTTGCTGTGCTTGTAGTGCCAGAGGTGCTAATGACTGAGCCATTGCTTGCGCCCCATACTGAGAGCCATACCGCCCTGCCTTACCTAACGTACTCTCGACTTGCTCAAGGGCTGGTCTGAAAGCCGCAGATTGAAGAGGGTTAGTACCCATCAAGTTCTGCATCACAGCTTGCTGTACGCCCTGCACCAACGGATTAGGTTGCATCGCATAGTCGCGTGTTGCACTCAGAGCCATCTCAGATTCGGGGCTAAAACCAACAACCGTACTCTCTGGGTAATATTGCGGAGTAGGGCTTTCATAAAGCCTCTTAGCTTCCTCAACTCCAAACTTCAAAAACGGCTGTGCAAACGGTGTTGCGCCTGTTGTTGAAGTAATGGTTCTTGTTGAACCACCGCCACCTTTACTCATTTTATAATTCCTTCACTAAAACTATTGAAGTCGGCTGATATTCTTTTAACACTTTTTGCCAACCTTTTCTGCCTATAATCTCCATGCCGTGACAGCCTAAGCTCTTAGCCCAATCCGATACTATCTTCTCGCCCTCAAGAAGTTCATCCATATCACCACCAGCTAACCATATTCTACAAACAGACCTGTTCGGATAATCTACTATTTCTGTGACTATAGCAGATTTCTCGAACGGAAAAAACTGGGCTGTGCCTTCCTCAACGGACTGGCGTACATCTGCCAAGCTATGACTATCATGTGCATATCCAAGTGCCGCCTCTATATACGGAGCGCAACGCTCCCACGTTTTATCCAATGATGAGGTATGCGAATGGTGCATCGTGTCCTTGATTGTCATGGTTAATCACCATTGTTCCATTTGTACTACTGCCGTCAATATAAGGATTATGATGCCAAGGGTCATGGTCAACTCCTGTGAAAAACACCAAACTTTGAACATTGTACCTTGGCTCAGAAACTGTTGTCTGTGTTGAATTTGCTGGAAAAGTAACATATCCAACGCTATTTAAGCCACCGTCAATCGTGCGGTTTAAAACCTCTGCTATTTCGCGTGTTGTAGCTGTAACAGGGTTTAAAGTCCTAAAGTTGGTTTGTCTTTGCTCAATAGCCATTATCTACCCCCGACTGCCGTAGCATCTATATCAATTCCTAACGCGGTACTCCAAGACCCAGATATGCTTATCTTAGCTCTATGATACCTACCTTGAGCGCGGAAAGGAGCAAACCCATCCGTATTTGGAGATATAGCTGATGTAAATGTTGGCTGGTCTACTTGGTTGTTTCTAGTGCCTATTTGAACGGTTAAATCACCGCCCTCGTAATATGGGTAAATTCTAGTAACAATCGAGTGCTTACCTACGGTCAAAGGAACTTCTGCCGTTTCTATTGTACCTGTCAATGGCGAGCCAGTGAAGGAATATATTTTATCACCGTAAGCACCCCCAAACACATATTGACCGCCCTTGTATAATCTACTGTCAACGGCTGTGTTAATATTATCTACAAGTGAATTAATTGATGCTAGCCCATCTGTCGTATAACCAGCCGCAAAAAAAGGTGCTAAATAATCAGCTTCTATTGATAACAAAGACCACTTGTTCAAAACATAATTATAAACGATTATCTTGTCTGGCTGACCTGATGGTGATTGTGTAGAAGTATAGCTCCACATCGCTATCTCTCTATTCGGGTCAACAGATGCAGACATCCGTATATCATAAGTAGAATCAAAATCATTGAAGAAAAAGTCGTTTACTTTTTCAGTGCCAATCGGTGTGGCTTTCTGCCCATCGAAAGCGTAGAACCCATCGTCTGATAAGTAAAAGACAAGGCTACCAATATTACAAACAGAGTGCTTAAAAGCGCACCCCTTCTGACCCTCAACTTTGTCAAATTGCCAGACCAAAGGCAAGCCAGAATAAGTGGCTCTAAAGACGGCTCTTTCTGTAAGGATTGTGCAATATTCGCCCCCAACTAGCCCAGTAATAGCACCAGAATCAGGCAAATCTTGAAAGTCAGATTGGTCAGTGCCAGCAGTCCAACTATCAATCGCGTTAAACCCACTCCACTGGCATCGAAATGGTATCCTACCTGTTCCGCTATCTAAATTAGCTACCCAGATAAAATCTCTAACAGCCACTATAAAGTCAGCCTTTGGGGGCGAGCCACCTAGATTAGAAAATGCTGATGAAGTTCCTAATTGGAAAGACTGTAATTCCTCACCGACACCACCAGCGGCTATCACATATTCGCCAAACTCTATAAACCGCCAACGCTCATCCGTTGTTAAATCATAAGCTGGTGTGCCAGCCTTACTAACATCGTCTAAGTTGTTGGTGGCACTATTATGCTTGTAAAGTTTACCAGCATCACCAGCAAATAAATTAGCATTGCTAGCATCGTCTTTTGCCGCAAAAATTCCTTTTATGGTGCTGTCAGCCGCATTAGAATATTCCACAAACTGAGGCATACTTCTGTAGCCCTGTGCCGCAGGAATTAAATTAGTGGCAGTAATTGTGCCAGATGCTATCGGGGGCTGGTCAGGTAGCCATTCGCTAAATTGTATCATTGCTCAGTCCAAACCTCATCACCAGTGCCAACAATAGTCCATGTTTCATCACCGCCAGATACAATCGTAAATGTCTCCGCTGGAGATATATCATCTTCCCACAATATCTCACCTAAGACGCTTGTTTGCAAGTTACTGGATATTGTCTCAGAACTGTTAAATGTAGCATTGCCATGAGTGGTTTTATCGAACTGCATTGAAGCATCAGAGCTAAGCGATAGCACCGCATTGCCATCTGATGTTTGCGTGAAGTTGGATGATTTTTCAGCACTAGCTCCGTGTATTAATGTTTGTGTGGATGTCTTAGTAAAGTTACTGCTTATAGAAGTAGAGCCAGATAAAACACCTATACCTACAGATGTTTTGCTACTAGTACCAATCATTTCAGCTACGCCTTCAACTGTAATATCAGCGGCAAAATTAGAAAAGGCTATTGTTGCAAATGGAGATGTGGCGAAAATACTCATTTAACAATACCTTAAAATTTAATTGGGTCTATTTGCATTATGCAAACTTTCTGGTTGGTGTTGCTGGTGGGTCAATTACAAGGTCAGCATCTTCTAACGTTTGTATTATACTATCTGCCTCATCGCGCATTTTACGCAAATTTAAATGATAGCCATTGACCGCTGTTATTTCTGGATATTCGTTTCCCTCATCGTCAACGAGCGTGTTACCAGTAGGCGCGTAGATAGTGCCAACTTCATCAACTCCAATAGCTTTATTACCGCTTAGAAACTGATTGCCATCTTCATCCGTATGCAAAATAGATGTGCCGTTCAATGCAGTAAGTAATGCTTCTCTATCATCTGCTTTTACGAAATAGTCGTTTAATATATCAATAGATTCTTCAGCTACATCAAACTGAACATCAGAAGAAAAACCATTTAATAATTCATCAGTCATTTTTATCCGTCCCTTATTGCCTCTAAAGTTGCGTCTGATAATCTGCGTGGGTAATATCGAAAATAAGCAAATATTTGAGAGCTAACATTTGTTCCAGTATCAGGTCTACATCCAAGACCAAACTCATCTATTCCGTCCAGAATAGCAACAGATGTATCATTATAACCATCTGTAGAAATAGTGCCGTCTCTGTCTCTTAATCTGCGAATAGCCACATCGTTTTCTTTATAAGCAAACATATGGATAAACTTGTCTCCTATTTCAGAATTAAATTGGTCAAATGATAATAAGTTACCATCTACAGCGTCGACATAATTTTCAAATATTCCACTAGAATTAGAATTAACATTTACACCAAATCGGTCACTGTTATTTAGTTGAAAGCAATAAACTCTAGAAAAAGTAGTTCCTAATCCAACAAACTCAAACTTAGTTTCAATAGTCCCTTCAGATTGATTGTAGCCAGTGAACGGCAAACTGCCAGTTGACATCGTAGCCAAGTCAGCAGAACGTGTTACGGCTGAGCCGCTAGTTGGTATGTAGCTTGTAGGGAATGCGCCTTGTTCTACTTGTGCGCCCCAAACGTAAATGCTATCGTTTGCAGTAGGGGTGTGAATAACAGTTACATCGTCTGCATCATTAAGAAATATATTGCAATTCATATTTGAAGTAGATGTAGTAATAGCTGTTATAAAGCATCTAAACCAACCATTTCCATAATCCTCAACTTGAGTGCTAGAGTCGCTTCCTGTGATTATATTGCCATTTTCTAAATCAACACCGCCTTTAATTTGTGGAAATATAGCAGTGTCAAACCCAAGAACAGCGTATCTTTGTTGTCCTTTTTTTAAAAAACATGAGAATGTATAGGTTTCTCCAGAATTTACGCTAACTTGGTCTTGCACCTGATGAGTACCAGATGCTGGTGTTCCAGTAACTTTGACCTCATCTGCATTTACAGAACCATCTGGGGACAAAATTTGATTTGCTGTAACAGCTATAGTAAGACTTTTATTCCAAGACGCATTGTCAAGTTCTTCTGAATAAGGAAGTGAGTTCACCCGTTGCTCTTCAATCAGCAAACCATTCTGCGTAGCACCGCCACCGTAGTATTCAAGTCCGTTTGTTTGGTTGTAAGTTGTAGCTGTTGAGCCTACTTCTACTTGTGCGCCCCAAGCATAAAAACCATCCCCAGTTGTATTTGTACTGCTTGTAAAAAATACATGAGGTCTTACAACAAAAGTTCCAGTGCCTGTGTTTGCTGACATTATGTATTTGTACCAACCATTTCCGTAATCTTCGCTAGTTACCGTAAATGTGTCATTTGATGGCGAACCAGCAGTAGATGTACCAGTAACTTCACCAGTGTCTAAATTTAGACTTCCAATTAAATATGTTCCGTCAGAATCTCTCTGTCTTATTCTTATTGAAGCCGTATTCAATTCTGCTGATTTTAAAAATATGCTAAATGTAACATCTTCATCATTTCCAAAGCTAGTTATAGTGCCGTCAAAAATATGATGTGCGCCAGTTTGATTATCAGATTCAATTTTATCAGCAGTTGTAGTGCCATCTGGAGCCGCAATTTGGTTTGTTGCTACTGTTATTCTGCTCTTGCTCCAGTTTGTATTAAAGTCTTCACTTTGGACAACCAAATTCTGCGGTTGTTCAGCACTCAGGAAATACCCAGCCTCATGGTCTAGCCTTGCACCATAGACAGCGGCAGATGTCGTTTTAATGTAGGGATTGCCAACAGGCACAAACTTGTGTTGGCTTAACTGTGCGCCCCATATGTGAATACCAGAACCTGTTGTACCAGCGTAGCTAATGCTAGACCCACTAGAAGATGGCCCTGTTATAAACTTTAACTGATTAACTCCACTAGCATTCATCTGAACAACAACAGATGCTCTTACCCAACCATTACCAGCATCAACTATAGATGCAGTAATAAGAGTAGGAGCAGTCCCAAAACCGCCAAAACTTTCTACAGTCTTATTATCAATGTCAAATATTTGAGTAAAGCCACCAACGAACACACCACTATTTAAAACCTCTGGTCTAATGTATCCAAAAGTTCTTTCGTCAGATTTTAAATAAACAGACATGACATAAACAGTGTTAGCACTTGCATTTACTTGCTGTATTACACCATGTATTCCAGATGCAGTATCTTCCCCAAACTTATCAGCAGTTGTCAGCCCATCGGGGGCAGTTGTGTCGTTGACTGTAACCGTGCCTCTAGTAGCTGTCCAAGTTGTACTTATGTCCTCTGACTGTAGGATAAGATTATGCGGTGCGTACTTAACTAATCCATCGCTGTCAGTAAAGGTAGCCTGAGATGCACGACTAAAATCAATCGCATCGTCAGGGGCGGCATTAGCACCTATAGTCGCATTATTAACAAAGTTTAAATCTAAAACTTTGTCAGATGGAAAATTACCAGCCGCTTGATGTTCCGCTATATCGTTTAAACGAAACAATCCTTTTGCAGATGTTTTAGATACTGCGCGTGGTGTTGCAGAAATCAACGCCATTAGCTAATCTCTTCATACGCAATAACAATTTCTAAGTCACTCGCTGTTAGCGCACCGCCTCGCAAGCTGTCACCCTCTTCGAGATAGATGTTGGTGTTCTTGTCCAAAACAATTACTGAGGCATTTGTTGGCACAGTTACTGATTTAATTATTCTGTAACCAGTTGTTCCATTGTGATAATCTAGCGTCGCGTCTGCATCCACCGCTCCGTCTACATTGGATATTATGACTGTGTTTACTTTAAATACTTTTCCGCTTGATGCGGCATTTGTTAGCAAAGCTGTCGTTGTCGTTGTGGTTAAAACTGCACCAACAGTTTTACCTGTTATGGTCGATACGTTGACTATGTTCGGGGCGGTCATGTTTTTCTCCTATCCGAATACTAATGAAAATGCGATTGCTTTGGACGTAGCGTCAGAGGTCATTGCGACAGTGCCTGACTTGTCGGGTAATTGAATGGTGTTATCGCTTGTGGGGTCAATGACTGTTAGGGTTGTTTCGTTGTTATCGCCTGTAGAACCTTCAAATATAAGATTTCTTCCAGTGCCAATTTCAACGTCTCTGAAGAATGCACTTTTACCCGACTTCATCTGTAAATATGTAGTTTCAACTCCAGAACTTAAACCTTTAAATTCTAACCTCATGTCCTCAGTGCCATCACTGACATCTGTTATGCTTGTAAATATTCTAGAATAGGTTACATCTTCTGCCGCATCATTTTTCCCAACAAACGCAATTTCGCCAATTATATCATTATCTGCTGGACTAGCACTGTTTCTAAAAAGTTTTAAAGTCGGGTCTTCTGTATCACCGCCATCTAGTGAGGTAAGAGTGAGGTCTCCTGTAATGCTTTGGTTGCCTGTGTCTAACAGCACAGTTCCAGTGGCATCGGGCAATGAAATGGTGCGGTCTGCTGTAGGGTCGATGACGGTTAGGGTCGTTTCGTTTGCATTAGATGTTGCACCCTCAAAAATAAGATTAATGCCAGTGTCTAATCTTACTTGAAAGTTTTGAAACCTCACTTCGTTACTAGTGCCATGAATGTTGATAGCATTTGTTATTGTACCAGCTTTTATAACCCCCATCCTAAGTTGACCATATTCGTTGCCATCAGTTTCGCCAAGAATAGAACCCCTTGTGAATGCGTATTGTCTTTCTGTGTCAGTTGAAGAATTGCCATTAAAACCTAAAGAACCAAGACTATCACCTGCTGTTGGACTAGCACTATCTCTGAATAAAACTAACGATGGGTCTGTTGTAGCACCAGCGTCTGTTGAGGTGATGGTTAAATCGCCAGTAATTGATTGGTCACCAGTATTTAGGAGAACAGTTCCTGTCGCATCAGGTAAAGTAATGGTGCGGTCTGCGGTGGGAGTGGTAGGTGAAATAGTAACATCAAAATTAGTAGTATTAGGATGCATTAATTTTAATGCGCTGTTTCCTGTTACTGCAAAAATAGGATTTCTTGTACTGGTCGACACTTGAAAATCCACAAGTCCGAATATTTCACTATCAACTCCAGCCTTTGTGTCCAATAAATACATTTCATTTTCTGTTGTACCAGAAACATTTTTTAAGACTATATGACCATTAAATTGTGGCGAAAATACTGGAGGTGCAGTATTGTCAATTTGTGCTAATTCACCGTGGTCATCTCCACCGAAGTGTATTTGTCCACTTGCTTCTAGCGTTCCTGTCACTGTCGCGCCAGTGCTAGTTGTTTCTAGCTTTTTAACATTATCATAACGAAAACTAACACCTAAATCAGGTTTAAAAATAGCAGAAATTTTAGTGTTAGCGGCATCCTTTATATTAACCGCGTCACTTGCTCTTAGCTGTAATACACCTGTTCCGCTATCTTTAATGATACTATTTGCGCCATCGTGAAATATCTCTAAATCACTACCAGTGCCAAACACTGCCTTAACATTATCGCTAAAGGTTAAATCACCACTGGTCTTTGTATCTGCGGCATCACTGCGTAAAAACTGGGTGCTGTCTAGGCTGTCAAGAGTGGCGGCATCTACATTAGTCAGATTACGCCCATCTAATGCAATTATATGACCACTCGCATCTCTAAACACTGCCTTCTCTGCTGGCTGGCAACAGAATATAGTCTTAGTACCACTAGACCAACTCACAGCAGAATCTGAGTTACTGGATTGTAAGATTGTTGTTCTGGCAAGGGTAGTGCCACTTGCTGTGTATGTGCCTATACCAACCTCAAAGTCAGTGCCGTCAGTACAAGCGTAATAAGTCGTATTGCCATCACCAATAGATGCAAAACTCTCAAAACCTGTTGATGCACCAGCCAGCGTGTAAGTAGCTGTACCAGTGGTAGTTGTTGTTTCTTTTACGCGGTCAGCTAATACTAATGCCATTTACTTCAACTCTATTGTTAGGTTTCCTGCATTGATTCTAAAAATATCGCCAGTTTGAATTGTCTTATTTGTATCCAAAGCCCCCACAAACAGAATATTACCGCTACTAGCCGCATCTGCTATAAATGCGTGTGTAATTGTATTATCAGTTCCTGTTGAAGCTGACCATTCTATGTTAGCCGCATTAGTAACTGTCTGAGCGTCTGTAGCACTGCTAGCAAGCGTCCAGTTAGCCGCTGTGACCTGTTGCCTAGAATAAGCCCCAAAGTTAGCCTCTGTTAAGCTCCCAGCCTCTGCATCAGATACAGCAGTTGCTAACCCCACATAAATGCTATCGCCTAAAGTGGTTAAACCACCAGCATTATTTTTAAAGAGAAAACTTAGAAGTTTATTTTCTAAGTAGGTGGTTGCCGCATTGGTTGTTGCCATAACTAGCTCCTAATTAACTAACGAATCTTGCCGTGAATATACAGATTTAATTTGCAGTGAGCCAGTACCGTAATGACTACGCTGTTCGTCTACCTTAACCTCTTCCATACCACGGCTGAATTTCTGGTCATAAACTGCCGCCCTCTGCTCATCTAAAAGATAAATGTAAGCCTCAGATAAAGCACCATACAAATATAACTCAGGAGAGCGACTAAACAGTATTGGCGTAGTGCTATCAGATATTGCTGGTAATGTGCCAATATAGACAATTTCCATTTGATATGCGCTATCTGGTATTGGTCTTACTTTCATCTCAGAGCCAACAATGCTGAAACCTTGCGGTCTGCCTGTTGAATTAGTGCCATAAGTTTGGTCTAAGTTTGTGGGGCTAAAGTAGCTTAGAACCTTAACAGGGTCTGTGTTTAGCTTTGCCTCTCGCACTTCCCTAAAGTCAGTCGGCAAAGTTACATACTGGTCATTAGCTGTGAGATTAGTTGTAGCTCTTTTTTCTTGCTCTCGCGTTTCTAACTCGCGGCTCATTCTGCCTTCCGCAAGCTGGATAAATGTAGGTATCTGAGTTGTTAAATCATCTCTGGCTAGAAAGTCAGCTATGGTACTCTTTAACTCTGCGTAAGTGCTAATGCTCATACTATGCCGCCACCTGTTCTAAATGCCCTGTTTTCGCTATCGTTTAGCCACTGCTTCCAAGCCTTCGGATTTTCGGCTGGTCTGCCAAATTTATTCAGTAACTCATTATATATGATATTTGGTATTTCTGCTACATGAGCCATGTGCTTCTGAGTACCCATCATCTGCCCCTTTTGCCAATCATCAGCCATATGCTTGTTTAGCTTTATAAGGGGGTCAAAACTTTGGGTCTGTACAATACGCTGTGAGCCATCAGTATCTGTGACTAAATCTACCGCCTTACCAGCCTCATTTTTAATAGTGCGCTTCATATTCCACCATAAGGTTAGGGAGAGAGCTTCTGCCCTCTCCCAAGTTACATTAAGCACCTGATAGGTCTAGTACCATTGCGTGTGCTTTTGGAGCAGTTACTTTTAACGCCCACTCAGTCACAAGCTGGAACTTCTCTGCATCACCAGTTGGAGCGATTTCGTTCTCTGCGAAGTTACGTCCGTTTAGTGTGCAAATAGAAGCGAAGTCAGGGTCAATCAAGAAAGTACGGTCATTGCCCATAAATCTTGATGGAGTAGCTTCTAAAGTACCGAAATCAGTTAGATAAACTGAGGTAGAACCAACATATGTTGTTTCCTTAGCCGCAGTCATATTTACCTGATTTTGCACCAAGTTGTTTGACACTGTTAGGTCTGAGAAGTTTGCACGATTAGTAGCACTCATCACCATAAGTGAAGGGTTTCCACCATCTGTCCAAGCATCCTGCATTGCATCGTCAATTAGTGCCAATGTTAATGCGCGGTCATCACCACCAGTTACTGTGTCTGTGCCGTCACCAGTAGCAAAAGCACCAGCAGTTGCACCAACGGAACCGTTTGTAATCCAGCATGATAGTGATGCTGATTTACGAGGCTCAGAAGCTGAACGAGCAACATCTGTGTCACCAACCATCTTCTCGATGTCTCTGCGAAGCTCTAAACCCTTTAGAACCTTCTGGTATTGAACCTCACGGTCACGACCAGCTTTTTCTACTGCATCAAGGGTCTTTGAAACTGCTACAGACTTCTCAGAAATCTGATGGTAGTTACCAAGCCTTGTTGTAGCTGTAGGTGTTCCGAAGCTAGAATCAGCACCCTCTGTGGCGTAGTTAGTTGCCGCAGTCGCTAATTCTTGAACTTGCCACTCGGTAAAAATACCGTTTGAAGTTTCTTTTTTTAGGTTAGAGAAAAGGGGTGTTTCTGTCGGGTCAATACGATAGATAACATCCGCTAGCTGTTCGCGTTCGCCAACAGCAGTTGTTGTAGTATGAGTAGCCATTTAAACCTCCTATAGTTTTATCGGCTCATTAAGAAATCGACAGCAGAATCAATGGAACGCTCTTTATTGAGCCTCTGCATTGCCTGTTGCCTTGAACGACTTGCAACCTGTTGCTTAGTCTTTGGAGTTCCTGCCTTAGCCATCTTCGGAGCTTTCTTTGTGCGTTTTTTCGCATCTGGGGCTTTTTGCTTCAGCTTGTCCATTTGCCACGCCATGTGGAGTAAATGTATTGCTCTTGCGTCTGACGCATTTGCTACTTCCTCTTCTGAGAAACCCATTCTGTTTGCGAACTTAATTACCTCAAGTCGCTCACTATTACGCCTCTCATCATCTTGCCACTGGGGTATGCGATTTAGCATATCCTGCCTTTGCGCTTCCAGATGCTCACGCATCTTTTGCTGGTTCTCAGCGGCTTGCTCCTGAGCTATTCTCTGTTGCTCTTGCTGAATACGGACAACTTCCTGCTGGTTCTTGTCGTACTCGGCTTTCGCTAGGAATAATTCCTTCTCGGAATAACCCTGTTCTGCTAATGCTCTCCAGTCAGGCTCTGCTTGAGTTGTCTGCTGGATTTGGTTCTTCATCAACTCTAGTTGCTGTGCGTAAGCATCCCTATATTGCCTTGCTTGCTCTGCCTCTGCTTCCAGTGCTTTGCGTTGCTCGGCTAGTTCCTGCTGACGCTTTGTAAATACTGATGTCCTAGAATAACCATTCTGAAGTTCGTCAAGCGTGACCTCAAGTTCCTCACCATCTACTTTGACGGTGTATAGCTGGGGTTGCTCTTCTTCAACTTCTTCCTCGTCATACTCCTCTTCAGCATCTTCAGCTTCATAAACTTCATCTTCTTCATCAATCTCAGGCTCTTGCGAGTTATCCTCGATTTCAGCTTCCGCTTCAGTCTCCACTGGTTGAGCCATTTCTGGCTCTTGTCGCTCTTCTTGTGCCGTGTCCGTCTGGGGGCTTAGAAGGCTATCTACTGCATCGTTTATTGAAAATCCATTCTCATTTGAGTTGTTGGACATTTTTATATTTTCCTTTTATCAAAATTTGCGGTTAGTTTTCAACCCCTCTAGGGCTGATTGAGCCAGCTTGCCATCTTCAACCGCACTTTTGAGATAATTCTTGACGGCTGAAAGGTTCTGGCACAATAAATACAATCTCTCGCGAGCTTGCGAATCTTCCACGGCACTCTGTTTCCATGCACTTGTAAATTCACTCTCCAGATAATCAAATGCTTCTTGTAATAATTCATTGCGGAGCAGTGTCTCCGCTTTAGCTCCTCTATCAATTTTATCACGCGCTTTACCCTCATTCATACAAGTCTCACTCTTGGCATACCATAATTAAAATCCATTGGCTGTCCAAACATCGGGGCTACATCTAGCAAGCCTGATGGTTGGTCTAATAATGTTGGTGATGGTGTATATGTCTCATAATTAAATGCTGTTGGTACTTGGCTAGCAAATACTGGCATACAAGCCTGAGCGTTAGCATCATAGGTGTAACCAGCAGGACACTGACCAGTAACAGGGTTTGGCGGTACAGCCTCTTCCTCTGGTCTGTCTCTCTCTGGTCTAGGCGGTGGGGCAAATGGGTTAAAATCGGGTCTGCCTGTGTAAACTTGGCTACCAAATAAACCACCGTGCGTAACCCCAACAACTCTACCAGTTCTAGGGTCTATAATTGGCTCTGAACCATCACCACCTAATAAATTCATAAGACGATTGCCTAATCTTTGAGAGCCGTAATCTTGCAATCTATCCAGCGCATAATAATCTGATATATCAGATATTGGCTTATCTAATCTAGCTGTGGAATCAGCAATTTGTTTCTCTAATCTTTTTGTAAGAGCTTGCTTTCTTGTTAAGCCTTGTTCTGGAACACCTCTTTTTTTGCGCTCTTTCCTAGTGCGATTATATGCTTTACGCATTTCACCAGATTTATCTTCTTTAATCTGTTGCTTTAAAGTTTGTTCATCAGGTGCAAAAACCATATCTAAACCCTCGGTAAGTTAGTGCTTATTTGTGAATCAGTGACTGCCTTTGCAACCCTTAGCTCTGATTCCATCTGTAACTCTTGCTGGCGAAGTTGCATTTCCATTTGCATCTTCTCACGCTCTAGCTCTATATCAGCTAACATCTTCTCACGCTTCAGTGCCAACTCTGCCTCTGCTTGCTGTTGCTTTAACTGCATCTCAGCTTGAGCTTGCATCTGGGCTGGGTCAGGCTGTGGTGGTTGTTGAGCCGCCTGCGCCTCTGCCATTGCCATTTGCTGAGGATTGTTAAAGAACATATCCGCATCCTTGAACCCACCGACTTCAGCAATACTTCTCAAGGTGTTGACGTATTGCCCCATGGTAACCAAAGGATTGTTAGCCCCCATCTGCATAAGTATCTGCTCTTGCTTTGCCGCAATCTGCGTCAAGAAAGCAATCTTCTGCTCATCGTCAGCAGTCCCCAACCCAACTTGAACAACAACATCAAATTCAGATGTCCACTCTCTAGGGTCAATCGGTACAAAACTATTTCTGAGCCTTACAATGCGAGGCTTGTTATCATATTTGGTCACTAGGTGCAGTAAGCCCTTAAACAAGCTCTTCACGCCTGTTTCTGCCATATTGCGGGCATAACTCTCTAACTTGACCTGTGCGCCTCTCACAGTAGCTGAAATCGCGCTAGCGGTGGTGGATTGAAGTGCATTAGCATCTAAGCCCATCGAGGCTTTGCTCATGCCAGTTCTCTGCTCCTTAATCTCATCCACATAATCCATTAGCGGTCTAACCTCACCACCAACAGGTGTGCCAGTAATCGGGCGAACAGCACCACTCTGACGAACCCTGATTATGGAGCCAGCAGTCCCATCTAGTACGTCATCGATATTAGCCATGCCCTCTAAAACTTCCATGCGAGGCAGGGTGCTAGTGTAAACGCTGTCTAAGTATTGGCGTAGAAGGGTGGATTTAATAACTTGCAAGTCCTTGGTCATATCAAAGATAGACCGCCCGATTAATCGGTGTTGCATTAATATCGGGCTAACAACAGCAAATGGTACATGGTCAAATGGCTCATTATGTAAGATATGATTTCCATCTGCGCCAATAGCACAAATACGTCTGCGCTCTGCAATGCCGTCACCATCAACATCGATGTTCATTATGCACTCATAGTACATAACCTCACGCAGTGTCGGGTCAGCCGCATCAATGCCTGTTGTAGCCTCAATGTCTCCGAAGCGATTGGTTCGCTCCTCGTCAACATCTAAATCAGATTCTCCAGCGTGTGCCTCTACCTCTTCACGGTCATAGCCCATAGCCACCAAATCGGATACGGTCATTGATGTTCTGTGGCAGACGAAATACGCATCTTCTAAGCTAGTTGCCCTGCGATTTACCAGAAACTCCTCTGGCGGTATGTTGGCTATCTTTATTTTGCCCTCGCGCTCAGTAATCCTAACAACAAGGTCATAGGTGCTATTAAGTGGCATAAGTTCGCCAGCTTCATCCATATATGTTTCTGTGACTATTTCTTCCTGAGAGACAATCTCAACATCTGGGTTTTGCAGTAATAGGATTAGCTCAGGCTCTGTTAAGCCGTAATACTCTTCCTGATTTACCCTTTCCTCTTCCTCATAGTAGAACTTGACCACACCAAGCCTAAACATGAGCGCATCTTTAAACCAATCATGCAGAATACGGTAGCCCTCATTATCGTGATTGATAATGTAGTTCACATAATCGGATATCTGGTCAGCCTTCTCAACATCTTCCTCTGTTCTGGCATTGAACCGAACATACTTATCATTTGCTGTGAAAACTCGCATAAGTGACGGCATAATGGATTCCACTGTATCCGCAAACTCGGTAGATACAACGGATGAGCGACCCTCGACTTCATTGCCAAGCTCCTCGCCCATGTAATAATCCTGAGCTTGTAGCCTGTCCTCAGAATACTGGCTATCGAAATGGTTCAGCGCATCTGTAATCTCAGAGGATACAATGCTTTTTATTTTGTATTCATCCATTTCTGCCATTTGACTTTTTCCTTTTTGCCTTTGCACCGTGGATGCACTTGCACTCATCTTGGCACATTTTTCGCGTCACGCATCTGCCACAGTTACTAAACTTCTTTACTGGCTCTTCGACTGCCACTGGCTCTACAACCCTCGGCACTCTCGGACGCATCATTACTGTTACCATGTTACTCTGAATAATTTCCTAATATCTGGTTCATTACTTTTTTGCTAGGGCGCGGTTTTGGTGATTTAGTCGGCATAGCTGATGGTGCAGGACGCATAGGGTTGCCCATCATTTCATTCATATCACCAAACTTAGGGCGCGGAGTAGGGGATTTACCTTTGTAATTCATTTCTTGCTAGCCTTCCTTTTTTTAGCTGTGCCTGTCTTGCCAGTAGTGCCAATACCGTAAGTTGTCTTAACAGGCACTGGCTTTGGTTGTGGTAACTCAGGAGCTACCGCACCTATCTTATACACGATACACCTGTCCTGATTCAAACACTTGGTAGGATAGGGGCAGTTTTCACATGGGGTCATTTTTTACTCCGATAAAAGAGAGCGTGACATAATTGTGTCTACAAGCTCTTGGTCTACATATTGCATGGGGAGGTCTAATCTAAACTTATAGTCTTTCATGCTAGGTGTTTGCAACTCACCAGATTTTGTTTTAGCCCCCTCTAATGCTTTATAAAAATCTCTAAAAACAACTTCTTTAGGTTGAGTTTCTAATAGACCACCAACATACTGACCTCTTAATTGAGTGTCGTAAGTTGAGTGAGGATATAAAGGATTTTCTACAATAGGGTTTTCTAAATCCATTCTGGCAATGCTTCTGCCAGTTTCTCCTGCTAAAGCATCTCTAAGTTCAGAATCTGTTACAGCGTAACGAGTTTTGCCAACGTGAGGAAAGCCAGCCCTTTGAGCTTTTTGACTGTCCATAAGACGAACAAATGCTTTTCTAACTTTTGAGGGCGTAGATTGTTTTCCAAGATATTCTTGTAAATCTGGGCTATCAAGACCCACCCAATCTGGGTCTCCAGTGTAAGGCTTGTCTTTTTCAAAGCCCCTAACAACACCGCCCTCTTTCATAATTTTATCAAATTCTAATCTATTTTTAATTGGAATTTTTGAATATGGGATTTGAGCCGCTAATGCTTCTGCTGGGAATGTCGCAAAATCCACAGAATCCTTCCCCATTGCGGTGTAAATCATATTTACTGGCAAACCTAATTCTTCGGATGCTTGCTCAACTCTGTTTTTTACATCTGATATAACACTTTGCCCAGATGCCCAAACAGCACTGTCATCAGATTGAGCCGCCTTAGCTCTCATAAAGTTGTAACCACCACCTAATTCAACAGGCGTGTCAAATTTTACATCATCAATACTTACTAACTTCTGCGCTGTTGCGCTTTGGTCACCCATCAGGGGAAACAACAAAGAACCTTGTAAATCTTCAATGGTTAAAAAGTTTTGAGGAGCTAATTCATAATCTGTAACAGTCTCAAACTGTGTATTAGATGCATAATCAGGAAATGCTATATTACCATAGCCTAGAGGGTCTTTTT